AGGCAATCATCAATACACTTATCACTGTATCCATCACCACCTCACCTGTGAACCTAGTGTGAATATAACACACACAATCTGGAAAACCGAATTTTCCTTGGGGCGGGGAGCGGAATAGGGCGCGCAATCCCGAGGGGTCGTGTCCAATTCGATAACCATAACAAATAGACAATCCCTTACCAGATCGACAACCCATTACCAATTGCACAAGCATGCCAATTAAACAACCTTGTCATCATTGCATGGTCAATTAACCCTTTGGCATCAGACCATGTTATCCACTTGGCATTGATTAACCATTTGCCATGTATGAAATAGATAATATTGCCCCTGTGACAATGCCCTTAGGCCAATTGTTAAATCTACACGAGCGCGAGAATTGACAATATATCCATTATCGCCTTAGCAACAATCCCTAATAGATTACATATATCCCTACATACAAACCGATATAAAAATATATGCCTATATATATATAGATACCCCTTGAGTTAATACGCACACCACCTATAATTAGTACCAGTGCATCAGCACTATTCCTAACACTCTAAGGGGCTATCAATGAAAACCGATATTGCACAAATCATTACCGACAGAATCGTTTCAGAATTGGAAAAAGGGGCTACGCCTTGGGTGAAACCTTGGCGCACTCTCAAAGGCATGCCAGGCGAAGGGATGCCATTTAATCCGGCAAGCGGCACTGTATATCGCGGTATCAATCACTTCTGGCTTGGCATGCAGCCTTTTGCTATGCCTTACTTTGTAACCTTCAAGCAAGCGCAGCAGCTTGGCGGCAGTGTGAAAGCGGAGCAAAAAGGCATTCCAGTTGTTTATTGGAATGTTCACAGAAAAGAAACAATCGGCGACAAAGGCGAATCAGTGACAAGCGCTTACGCTTTCATCAAACACTATTACGTTTTCAATATTGAACAGTGTGAGGGTTTAACCTTGCCAGCAGTGCCGGAAATGCCAGCAGTAGATTGGAATTCATGCGCTGCCGCTGATGACATTGTTTCCCGATTGAACTTAGCCGGCGGTTTAACGCATGCTGGCGACAGTGCCTATTTCCGGCCTAGTACCGATGCAATCGTTATGCCACCGATGGCAGCATTTGATTCACGCGAGAATTACTACGCTACTCTGTTACATGAATCAGTACATGCAAGCGGGCATGAATCAAGGTTAAAGCGAATCACGCCAGCGCGTTTCGGTAGTGAGAATTACGCATTTGAAGAACTGGTAGCAGAATTGGGCGCTGCCATGCTTTGCGCGAAATGCGGTATTGATGGCGACTTGCGCCATGCTGGCTACATTGAGAACTGGCTACAAGCCTTGCGGAATGATAAGAAATTCATTCTTTCAGCAAGTGCAAAAGCGCAACAAGCAATGGATTATCTGACAGCAACAAGTGCTGATGAGCATAGCGAGATTACCGAAGCAATAGCAGCATAAAGCCGGACTATAAGCGCCTACATGGGCGCTTATGGGCATGTTTTATGCCATTTCCTAAACTTTAAGGGGTAAATTATGTACGCTTTTTATTCTGATGGTAACGTTTTGATTAAAGCCTATTTGCATGGCAGTGATTGGCAGTTACTTGATTCAACTGGAAATGAAAAATGGTTTTCAGTGTGGAGTGCTGATCCTATTGCTTCACTGTATCGCGCATTTCATGATTTTCTCGGCAAGAATGGCGGTTTCGCTTCTGCTAACATTGTGCAAATAAAGGGTAAACAATGAAAAAACTCGGTGAACGATTCGACGAAAAAATGGAGCAAGGTGGAGTTTTCTTTTATGCAATGGCCCTAGTCATTTGCTTTGCGGTTTACCTTGTTCTCACTTTGGCAATGTTAATCTTCTGATAAGGGGCTATCATGAAAAAACCTATTTTTAATCACAGAGAAATCATCGGCTTTGCCAGCACTGCCAAGCAAGCTGAAAAAGTAATCCGCAAGCAATTGCAAGCGATACCAGATAACTTTCAAGTAATCGTAAAAGAGCGCTCAGAACTTATGCGCGAAATGCTTAATTCGCCTGAAGGTTTCATTTATAGCATCAAGATGAAATAAAGCCGTTTTAAGCCGTTTTCCACTAAGCCGGTATCTTCTACCGGCTTTTTCTTTTGCGCGTCCTACAAGCCGTTTTAATGCGTCCTAGCCCTATGTTTACCGGCTATCAGAATCTCGCCTGCAAAAATCCAGTATGCAAAATCAGTTTGTAGTCAGGTTGACAAGTCTTGGTGGTCTATTCTCTTGACATTTGAATCTTGCCAAAAAAACAGAAATCATCCACGCGCATTTCGCATTGTGCGTCCGAACTCTCCTATAGCTATACGGTTTCTATAGACTGAGTAACCGTATAGTTGTAGTAAACGCTTTTCCTATATTTTTGAGAGATAGATTTTTTTTAATATACGTTTACCCCATCTCTCCTATAGCTATAGTACCCGTATAGATATAGTCCAACGTATAGCTGTAGTAACCGTATAGCTGTAGTAAACGTATATATATATTTATATAGGTGTTGCCACCGAAAAAAAAGAAACAACAAGTTATCCACAGACTTATCCACAGGGTCGAACTCGGTTTCTAGTTCAAACTCTATCTCTCAAAATAGTTGTTGACAGCGTTTACTGTGTGTATTAGTGTGCGCTTGTGCTGATGCACAACATCCATTTCCTAACCATCAGGGGGTACTATGAACACACTTCAGGATCATCTTGATCCTCGTTTCGACGCAGACCTAATAGACCGTATCAGGCAGCAGGAAGCTAATGCTCAAGCTGCTTTGGAACGTGCTAAAGAGTCTGTTCGCCATCTCTCCGCTTCTGTCTTGCGGCTACGGGAAAGACGTTTCCAGTTGGTAGAACTCGACGCTTAATTCATTTAGGGGCTGATCCATGACATATCTAAAAGACATCAAACTGTGCGTTGATTGTGTTTTCTTTGGCACACCACAAGGGCAACGTGATCGTTGTCTGAATCCTTCCGTCACTAGCCTTGACCTAGTACACGGCACTGAAATCTACCCACTTGCCTTTGTGCAACGTACTAGCCATAGTGACAAAGACTGCGGTTATAAGGGCAGACACTGGATGCTGAACGAAGACACTCAGATTGCCCGTGAGAAGCGTAGGCAAGAGTTTGAGGAGGCTATGCGTGATTGCCCCTTCTGAACGCGCTTTGATGGCGCAAATGGGGCGCAAGATGCTTGAGGTAATCAACGATTGGTGGGCTAAGTCTGCGATTACCTTTGCCATTGCCGCCTTTGCTTACTACGCTGGTGTTGTCCAAACTGAAAGCAGAATAGCTGCTGACTGTCGGTTTGCTGCGGCCTTCCGAGTGGACATCCAAGCCTTCACTTGCCAGAGGAAACTATGACTAGAGATGACATTGTTAAATGGGCGCAGGAAGCTGCCATCGTGCCGCCTAGCTGGGGTTCTACTGAGAACCAACGGCGCACTTTAGAAGCCTTTGCCAAGCTGGTAGCAGAAGCGGAGCGCGAGGCGTGTGCGAAGGTGGCTGAAGATACGGGCAACATAAGCGGAAACATGAACAAAACATGGCGCAACGGATGTTTTGACGCTGCTTTTGCTATCCGCGAGAGAGGTGCGCCATGACTGACCGAGAGCTAATGCAGCAAGCGTTGGATGTAATCGAGGCAGCTATCAAGGCTGGCGATTGGCAAGTGGATGGTGCCTGTGATCCAGACTATGTCCTTGAAGCACTCCGCGCCCGACTAGCGCAGCCTGAACGCAAATGGCAAGGGCTAACGGATGAGGAGCGAGAAGAAGCAACAGGCTGGTCTGTTGAACATATCGAAGCCAAGCTAAAGGAGAAAAACGCATGACTTCCATTGGATTCTTGTTATTCATGCACGGCCTTGTGCTGGCAGGTGTTGCCAAGGTATTTAGCAACAGCAAGCTGTCAGGGATTAGCGGTATCTTGACGATCATTGGTGCGCCACTGCTGATCATTGGCATTGCTCGTTACTTGTGGGTTGCTATGCCATGAATGAAGAACTGACCAAACTACCTTGGAACCTCACCTGCGAGATTGCTTGCCTTGCCATGTGTGCAAACATCACGTTTGAGCAAGCAGTCCAACAGGCATTACTGAAGTACCTAGCGATTACCACATGAGTTCAAGTCTGCTAATCTTTATGGGCATTGCCCTTATCGGTGCAGGTTGTTTGATTGCCGTGTGTGGCCTCGTCACGGTAGTCTTGATGTTGTTTGATGAGGCCGATCATTAATCCATTTATCCATAATCAGGGGCTGATATGAGTGATTTTTCTCCCGAAGTGCGTAACACCGCGCTGTGGTCTAACGATGCACGACGATTCGTTGAAGGCCGTGGCGGTGAAGTCTATGCCGAAAAGATTGGCGTCAAACCCTTAGACGATCTGTCCGAAGTTGAAGCTGTGCAAATGGGTTTAGTCATGCAAGAACCCATCATGAAAGAGTTTGCACGGCGCAAACGTATCAACTTCAAAGACGCTGACTACGCCCTGCACCACCCGCAACATACCTTCCTAGCTTCCCACTTTGATTACATATCCGAGGATGGGCAGACACTCTACGAAGTCAAGAACCTAGGCATTCACCAGCGCAAGAAGTATGGCGACGATGGCACGGCTGACATTGATACCGGCTACCGTGTTCAGTGCCTGCACGAATCCTTAGTTCATCGCATCCCTAACGTGGTGCTGGTTGTCTGCTTTGGTGGTCAAGAGATTACCCACTATCCGCTGACGTTTACGCCAGAACAATGGGATTTGCATGCCAGAGAAATGGCACAGTTTTGGGGCCGAATTCAGGCCAGACGCTTTGACCCTGAAACAATGGGTGATGCTGCTAAGATTGTTTACAAGCAAGACAACGGCAGCAGTCTGTTAGCTACGTCAGAACTGGAGCAAGCCTGCGAGATGCTGTCAGTCATTAAGACGCAGCGCAAAGCCTTGGAAGCGCAAGAGGACGCGCTGACAGCCAAGATTCAGGGCTACATGATGGAGTCCAGCCAGCTTGCTACCTACGATGGCAAAATCCTCGCCACTTGGAAAGCCAGCAAAACCACCAAGTCCTTCAGCAAAGACCTGTTCCGCAATGCCATGCCTGAGATGTATGAAAAGTTTGTCGTTGAACAACCCGGCGCTCGTCGCTTCCTTTTGAAATGAGGGCAATCATGAGTAACGTAATCAGTATGGGAAGTGAAGGTGCAGTCTCAACCCTTGATCCTGCGATTCAGTCATCCATTGTCTTGCGTGGTGACTTGTCTGGTCTGAACGAAGATCAGAAGAAGCAATACTATCTGTACCGCTGCAAACAAGTTGGTCTTGATCCTGCTGCTAAACCCTTTGACCTGCTAACGCTCAATGGAAAACAAATCCTTTACGCCAACGCTAGTGCGACACAACAACTCTGTGCCTTACACAAGCTATCCACTCAGATTACGCATCGGGAACGTGTGGATGGAATTTACCTTGTCTCCGTCAGAGTCACGGGCAGTGACGGTAGAGTTTCAGAAAATCAAGGCGCGGTGGATGTCGGAAACCTTGTCGGCGAGAGATTGGCTAATGCCATCCTTAAGGCAACTACGAAAGCGATACGGCGGTCGGTTCTTGCACATTGTGGACTCGGAATGCTTGACGAAACTGAAGTTGAAACCATCCCGCAAGCGCGTGTCGAGCCGATGGTGGTAACTGAAACACCAGCACCCATAGCAGTCGAGGAAAAGCCAGAGCCAATAACCACAACAGGCATTGCTTTTATGCTGCCAAACACTGACAAAGCCTACAAGTTCTACGCTAACGACGAAGAGTTCGTTGATGGTTACTTGGCAATGGTGGATCAGATTATGGAAAGCCAGAAGCTGAACGCTGCTGAGAAGCTATCCAAGATCACGGCATTAGAGGGTGCTAATGATTTTGTGCTTGGCATGGTGGAAGCTGATAAGCCTGCGCTGTTTGAGGTGTGGACTAAGGCAATTAAGCAGGTGAAAGAAAGGCTGGATCACCTGATAAAAAAGGGTTAAAGCCAGCCAGCGGCAAGAACCAAAGCCAGATGATTCTTGATCATTTGCGCCTAGGTAATGGTATCACTGCCTTAGATTCTCTTAGGTTGTATGGTGTGCTTCGGCTGGCGGCACGGATTGAAGACCTAAGAAAAGAGGGGCATACAATTTTGACTCAAATGGTGCGTGTTGGTGATAAGGATGTCGCACGTTATTTATTAGTGAAGGAGCAATCAAGTGGATCAAATTGAACGTAAGATGGGAACTGGCGTACTACTCAGCAACCGCAACAAAAAGAATGTTTCAAGCCCTGATTGGCGGGGTGAGTTGAAAGTGTCTGAACACTATGCGCCGGGTGACACAATCAAGCTGGCAGCATGGACTAAGGACACTAAGGGCGGTGCCTTGATTAGCTTGAAGGAAGACACTTGGCAACCAACAAGCGCTCAAAGCCCCGGCAATGTGAACCCTTTTCCTAGCAAGCGCAAGGAAGATGGGGATATTCCTTTCTAATGGGAGACAATCATGCGTTATCTATTTGCCCTATGGTTGGCTATTACCGCACCGCTGGTGTACGCAACTTGCACCTACAACACCTACTGTGATTCAGGCCGGTGTGTAACTTGCACCACCTGCTGCTACGGCAATAGCTGCAACACAAACTGCTATTAATTTTTTTGGGGGAAAGCGGATGCTGGGACGGAAATCGGTGAGCTGAAGCCGACAAGTTACCCCAGACGCAGCGAGTACCCCACCTTCTTATGAGCAAACTAGCAAGACAACGTGGCGCCAACTACGAGCGTGAAGTAGCCAATGAAATATTTGATGTGCTTGGTATTCGCATCAGGCGCAACCTGAAGCAGTATCAAGTATCCGAGGAAGGTGACTTGATCCTTGGGAAATATCTCATTGAGTGCAAACGCAGGCGCAAGATCGCAGTGTATGATTTTATGGAACAGGCAGAGAAAGCCTGCGAGATAGGTCAAACGCCCATTGTGATCATGCGTGAAGACGGTGGTAAATCACTGGCAGTGTTGCGCTTGCCAGACTTGTTAGCACTTCTTGGTAACGAATTCCCCCATCAGTCAGAGGATGTTTAGGAGCGTTGCGGGGCGCAGCGTCACTCTGACACGCCCCACTTTTACGGAGATCACATGGAAAAACAAAAGCATGTCTTTATCGCAACACCCATGTATGGTGGACAGTGTACTGGCGTTTATGCACAGTCCTTGATTGGTCTAATAGGTGCGCTCAACCAGCATGGTTACAAAACGTCCGTGTCGTTGATGTTCAATGAATCACTGGTGACACGCGCACGATGCAATATGACGCACACGTTCTTGCAAGGTGATGCTGATTACCTTTTCTGGATTGACGCTGACATTGCCTTTAACCCCGACGATGCTATCAAAATGCTTGAGGCTGACGTTGATGTTATCGGTGGCATCTATCCAAAAAAGGAAATCAACTGGCCTACTGTGAAGCAAGCAGCCTTAGAAGGTAAGGATGACTTGAAGAACTACACAGGTAGTTTCGTGGTCAACCTGCTGACCAATGATCCTGCTATCACTGTGCCAGTAGATCAGCCGTGCGAGGTGTCAGCCATTGGCACTGGCTTTATGCTGATCAAGAGGGATGTGTTTGAGCAATTAAAGCCACACACAAAGACGTTTGTTAGTGACATGAACTTCATGGCTGGTCAGGAAATCTATGGGTTCTACCTTGATCCCATTGATCCTGAGACTAAGCGGCTGTTGTCAGAGGATTACTTCTTTTGTCACCAGTGGCGCAAGATTGGCGGGAAGATACATGCAGCACCTTGGTGCCGTTTAGGTCACATGGGAACGTATCTGTTTGAAGGTGGCTTGCTGCCGAGTGAGTAAAAAAAAACCCCCGCTGATTAGACGGGGGAAAGCCTAGGGAGAAGACTAGGCCGTTGCGATCAACTCTATCGTTTAGCAGTTCTTGCAGACCGCTTAAATGCCTTTGCTGTGGGTGCGCCTTTGCTTCCGGGCTTGCGCATTCTTTCACCGCTGCCAGCCTTGATTCTGGCACGTTTCTGATGAATGTTGGCGTAAAGTCCTTCTTTCATTTTATCCCCCAAAAGTATAAGTCGTGAACCGTATCATTGGTTAGAAATTGGTAGTCTTCAAAGACTGACAAATCAATTGCACTTCTTATATCTTCTTCAGTTAAGTTGCGGTAATACTCTCCGCAGAATGGTGCGTCATGTGGGCTAGTGCGCGGTGTGCCATGTTCAGGTCTGCCGGTAGTTGCACAACTGAAAAAGACTAAGCCGCTGCTCATCCTGATCATGTTGTTTAGCGTAGCCACCCACTCAGGATTATGCTCAAAACACTCGCAACTTGCCACAACGTCAAAGCTACCATCGTGATAGGCGAGGTTTTCTCCTCTAGCCACCACATCAACGTCGCGTCCTTCGCCAAGATCAACGCCAACATATACACATTGCTCAAAAAAAGGCCGAATCGAACCATTAATATTTAGGCTACCAATCTCAAGAACTTCCTTGCGGATAAAGTAATCTGGAAACAGACTGCGTAACTCTGCAACAAAGTCTAACTGCGCTTGATGACTCATCGGCAGTTCCACCTCCGTAGCGACGCTTTAGCCCGTGTTGCTGGCCCTTTAGCTTTTCTCACTACGCCAGCCATACGCGCACAGAAACTAGCCTTGCGGCCTGCTTCCTTCTTAGTGCGAGGATTAGGCGCTGGTGCCTTGAGATTGCTGCCAGTTTCACGGTTGTACTTAGCCCTGCCCTTTGCAGTCAAGCCAGCACCTTTGCTCACTGGTAGCTTCTCACCGCGACCTATTGCTAGGCTGACACCCTTCTTAGCCATCAGTAACTCCAGACAGTAGGGCGATTGGGGCTAGTCATCAGGTCTATATGGATGAACCTGCCCGTTCCCTTTTGCTGAACGCCAATGCCAGTAAAGCCTAACTCCAAAGCCAGCTTCAGAATCTCATGCGCATCAGCACCGGTGACACCTACATCACAGGCCAAGCCACTTGCATGCGCACCGGGTGCAGTCTTCTTTGCCTCAATAGGATGCTTGGGGCAACGGTAGCCAGAAGTAATCTTCATGGGCTTGCCATACTTAGTACGCAAGACTTGAAGTTTCTCTAGCAAAGATTCCTTAACTTCATTGGCACCGCAATGACTGCATGCAAACTCAGCAGCAGTAAAGTTAGGATACTTTTTCCAATCCATGATCAATCACGACGATCAGGCGTCAGAATACCGACTAAGCCAGCAATGCCCAAGCCTGCCGTGACGATGGCCTCTGCCAGTTGTGGGGCAATAGGCACACCAATCGCAGTCAGAAACAGAATGGCGCCACGCCAAGTAGATGGTTCTCTTACACGATCAAGAATGTACTGTCTCATAAACCCTCCCCCGGAGTAATGTACACCTCTGGTGTACCTGATTCAGCAATAAAAGTGCAGTACACATTTGAAGATGGGCTGACTTGTGGCCCTGTAAATACAGTGACGCTATCAGGAGGAATAACCATTGCATACTGCGGAGTGCCGTTTCCCGGAAGTGCCACATTAGCCGTTGCGCTTGTCGAGATACGAACATAAACAGGTTGACCACCAGCACCTGTCGGTTCATGGCTAACAATCATGTATTGATTAACGGGGCTATCAGCAGTAATCTGAAATTGCTGAACTGACGTAGTGGCATTTGCTTTATACGTCTTGCCCATCGGTTGAAAGGCAATGTTGTTAGCCATTAGATGATCCTTTTACCGCCAGCGTTACCCGGCTTGGAAGTTGGAGATTGCTTCTGGTCAGGCGAACCAGAGAAGCACTGCATAGCCATGAAGCCCATAGGATTGGTGCGAGTAGGCTTGCCACGACCATAAGTGTCAGCAATGGATGCGCAACGATAAGCCTCGCCTGCGCTGCCCCGGTCATACTCACCGTTGCTACCATTCTTTTCCACGACAGTCGTGCTGGTCTTGCTGATGCTAAGTTTCATTTTGAGTCCTTTCCTTGAAGATGCACGGCAAATAAATGAAAACGGCAAAGAATGCTGCCATCCCCATCCTCTCCCATGTTGGCACGATCATTGTCCAGCAAGCCAACACGAAACAAAAAAACAAGGCTAGGAACGTCAATGCTCTGTGAGACAGTATGTCCATTGCCATGTTAATAATTTTAATTGCAGCCCCGTCAACCATCAGTCATCTCCCTCATCGTCTGGATTAAAAAACCCTTTGCCCCACTCGTCATCGCTGATCTTCTGCTTGATCTGTTCTAGCTTCAGAACTCGGTCAAGCACCTTGGTTTTGTCAGTTAGTGATGCGGTAGAGTCATTCATTGTTGCCTTGAGTAAATCATAAATAGCCTGCTCAAGTTCAGGATTCAGCCCCTTTTGCTTCTTCATCTTTCCATCTTTCTGCTTTCACGCTTTTGGCGCATCATGTTAATGCGGTTGCCAATCAGCATAGGCGCACCGCGCTTGTCGGCCTGCTGCTTTGCCGCTTCCTTCAACTTGCGTAGTTCTTCTACGCCGTTGTTCATCTTGTCAGAATTGCCGCCATTGTCATAGTTCATCGCTTAGACCCTCTCTTCATACGCGACTTACCGGCTTTTGAGTACGCAATCGCCGCAGCCTGTTTGACAGCTTTACGAACGCTCGAAGGCTTACTCGTACCAATCTTGCCGGATTCCTTGAAACCACGAACCATTTCGCCAATGTTCTTGCTAATGGTCTTGGCACTTTTACCTTTCATTAGGGGCATTTTCAATCCTTTCTGGCGCTTCCGCACCTATTTGCGTACCAATGGTCTGACGAATCATGCTGGCAATAACACCCTGCCGCTTTTCAGGCGGTGTCTTCAATACCTGTTGCAGCCTTACTGGATCAGTCACGATGTCACTGACTGCTGAACGGATGTTCGCCACATAGTTTCTGTACCGATCTAATGCCATTGCAGCACCAAAGCCACCTACCGCGCCAGTGGTTGCGCCAACCTCTAATGGCACACCAAAGCGAGAGCCAAGGGCAGCTAGGCCAGCGGCATATAAACCAGCCACAGCGCCACCCTTCTTAACCTGCGACATCTCGTTGTTAATCAGGCGTGTCAGTTCCTGCGCAGAGGATTCAACGCCGGGAGTTCTGCCAATGTTCTGTGATGCACGGCTGATTGCATTCTGAATGTTTGCAATATCGGCAATAGCATCATCCACAAACTTGATCTCATCAGGACGATACAAGCCACTTGCCTGCATAGCTGGCTTGATGCGATCACGGTAGGCAGTGGTAATCTGTCCGGGAGGCAGGGTGCCAATCAAATCACGCACACTCGACTTGAATGCGTTAGCACCGTCAGGTGTCTTGCCAAGCACTCTAGCCGCAGCAGTCAAGTCATTGGCATTAGCAGGACTCAAAATCAAACGCTTAAAGTTATCAGCCTGCTCAGTCTGAGTTCGACCAAGGTTCAGTGCTTCAGCGCGTTCAGTGGTTCTGGTTTCCAGCTTCTTCGTAACACGGCCTGTCTGTTCCAGCTTAGTAGCGTAGTCAGTGAAGTCTTGCTTCAATTGTGGGAAGCGAGACAGCCACTCACCGTTGGTCTTCAGCCAAGTACGAATCTGTTGTGGTGACTTCTCAGCTAACTCTGCGCTGGCATAGTTACGCGCCAAACCCTCAACGGATGCTTTATCGCCACCGATCAACGCTGCAAAGTTGTCAATATTTTCTGGTGTGCTAAAGATTTTCTTAGGTAATTCTGATGCCTGCGTCACCATTTCGCCACGAACTTTGGGGCTTGGCGCTGTTAAAGCCGCACCAACATCTGAAGCGAATTGATTGATAGGCTGACTTAGGCGCTCATAGTCTTTGACATACCTGTCAAACTTCTGACCGGTAAACTCGGACATAATGTCTTCTACAAGTTTTTTTAATTGTCTTGCATCGTTTTGACTAATTGCGCTATAACCCTCAACCTGCAAACCGGATGCGCGATCACCCAATTCTCGCCGTAAACGCTCTAATCTTTCAAATCCAACTTTTACTTTGGTAGTGTTTCCCAATTCATCTTGTTCAACTCCAGTAAGTTCTCGCTTAACCTTGGCAAATTGTGCTTTTGTATCGCCTGTTAAAAGCATTCGTTTTGTTGCAGGGTCTTGTCTAAATGCTTTAAGTTGCTCCACAGCAGATTGATACGCTTGAGTGTTTTCAATGCCATTGCCAGCAAGTTCTTTACGTCTAGCCTCATCCAACATCGCTTGCTTGTTAGTAGTTGTTGCTAATTCACGATCATCTCGCAACGTCTTTAGCCGGTCTGCTGCCAGCTTACGCGCATCAGCACCCACAGCTTCCATTGTGCGAGGCTGACTGATCGCAGCCAAACGCTGCTCTGTGCCAGCAGCCAGTTGCTCACCAAGTCTGCCACCACGCTGTCTGATGGCTGTGGACTCAGCACCTAGCAATGTTGCTACATCTGCCGCATCCAGTGGCTGATCAATTGGTTTGCCACGCAGTCTTTCTTGCGCAGCACGAACCATTGCTGTCTTAGACTCTACGGTTTGTGGCAAGGAAGAGATTTGTTCTGGCGTCATTTGACGCACTACTCGCTCGGCAGCACGTTCAGTACCGCCGGGTAGCAATGGACGAAAGGCTCTTCCAGCCGTAGCAAGACTGCGCAAGCCAAGCTCAGTACCCATGCCAGCGCCAGTTCCGACTAAAAATCGTGTGGTTGGACTTGCGTCAGCAGGCAGTAGATTCTCTGCCGCCTGTCCAGCAGCGCCACCCGCAGCAGTTAAGCCAGACACTTTGGCTAACTCTGCGCCAGTTCTAGGGATGAAAGTCTCTGCGAATCGTGCGCCATACGGTGCCAACTTGCCACCAGCCGTGCCAAGCTGAAACAGTCTTGATGCACCAGCAAGCACGGGTATAGCGCCAATAGCTTCTAAGCCAGTTTCAAATGGTGACTTGGCGCGAATGCGCTGTGACTCTGGAATAGCCGCAGCAGCGCGTTTCTCTTCCTCGGAAGCGCCGGGAATCTGCTCAACCAGACTAGCACCAAAGCGACTTGGTTTGCTTTCTTCAACGGGTTCAGCGCCAAAACGGTTTGTAGCCATGTTTACCTCGCTGCCGGTGTTTTAGGTTTTTTGTAACGCTTACCGTCCTGCGCATCAATAAATTCAGCACCCGGAGGCAACGCATCAAACTCTGCCGGGGTATTAATGGTTGGCACTCTTGGCCCACCTGTCGCATCTTGTGGCACATCCAAGTAAGCAGAGATGGTTTCATCCGTGACACCACGCGCTCTAGCTTTACCACGCTCACGCTCAATCGCTGCACGAATAATCTGAATCTGGTTGTTAAAGTAGTTATCAGCGACGTTAGGGGCGGTAGCTGGACTCAATGTGAACTTACGGAAGTCTTCAGCTTCTCGCGGTGTCAGGGTCGCACCAAACAGTTTGTTACGAACCTGCGCAACAAACGATTGATAGTCTTTCCACCAGTTCACAGTCTCAGGCGTTACTTTTGGAGCCTTGGAACCCACCGATGCCATGATGTCGCCCACCGGCAAGCCGCGCTCCACACCAGCAATGATCATGTTGGCAACTTCATCAGACGGTGCAATGCCAAAAAACTGTGGCTTACGGGTTTGATTAGCACGATTCAACGTAACAAAGGTTGTGCCAATGTCATCCAGCTTTTTCTCAAGCTGCGCAGGCAATTGCTGAATCTTACCTTCCTTGGTGCCGCCACCAGCGCCGGGAGTTTGCTTCAGCTTTACCTTCTGAGCAAAGATTGCCTGTTGCTTTGCTAACTCAGCATCAGCCTTGTCAGAAGCCTCAATAGCTTTTGTAAATAACTCATAGGCTTTCTGATAGTTTCCTTTGCGTAGCTGTGCAGAGATCAAACCATTGCCAGTAGAAGCCTCAATCAGCTTCGCTTCTACCATTGCAGCGTTCCGATCCTTAGACAACAAGTTCAGCATGCGCTCAAAGCGATCCTTAAGCATAGCGTTATGCTCTTGGCGCTTCTTGTCTTCTTGATCAAACTTCAGCTTTGCTGCATCAAAGCGCTCACGCTGCACACGGTCTTCAGCATCCTGCATTTCGCGAATGGCAACCAACTGCGCTCTTGCGGAAGAACCACCAATGCCACCAACGACCAAGGCTGATAGCAAACGCATGCCAGCATTCTTGGCATAGTCTGATGCGCTGATCTGCGGCGCTTCAAAGGTTTGATACTTTTGCATGCCAGCTTCTAGTTCGTCAGCGGCTGCGCTAGACTTAATTGCTAGGTCACGTTCTGCGGCAGCTTGTTTACCAATCTGGCCTTGCTCAATGTCAAACTGCGATCTAGCTGCTTGCTCTTCGGCTCTTGCGCCTTCTTCAAAGACTTGGGGCAGGTTCTGACGTCCAAAGTCAGCACGTTGCTTCATGCCGCCTTGTTGACCAAAACCCCGCATCAATGACGGGGTAGTTCCTAGCGCATCACTTAATGCTTGAGTTGCCATATTTACCTCGTAGGTTGCGTTACTGGCGCTTGTGTACGCTGCGCTTGCTGTACTTCACGGCCTAAGATTCCAGCAAACAACTGTGCCAACTGCTGATCACGCGCCAATTCCATCTCTAATGCACGACGGTCATACTGGTCAGCAATGTTCGCCAAGCGCAAGGCTTCAGTGAAACTTTCCTGTCTTGCAAGGCTACGCGCACGACGCTGCTGCGCTGCCAAGATGCCTGCTGCTGCACTACCTGTTGGTGTTCCACGCTGACCTAATGCTTCACGCGCACGGGCTTGAGCAATTTCCATTTCTTGCTGCTGTTCAGGCGTCAGACCTTCACCTGTTGCGCGGCTCATGGCTTCTTGCTGCGCTTGACGGAAAGGTTCAGCAGCAGCGCGAGTAGATTCAATGTCACGACGCATTGCTTTGTTAGCCTGATTAAACATTAAGGCTTGCGCCAGAATGCTTGCACCGGCTGTGCCTGCGCGGGTTAGATTGGGATAACGATTTAATACGTCTTGCAATTCCTGTAAGCCGGTTTCAGCGCGTTGCGCCAAACTGCGCTCTTCAGGCTGCGCCGCTGTTCGATCTGCAACTGGCTGAAACTCAGGCAAATATTGAGGAACGCGATAACCGCTTGGTGTATAACTTGAACTGATCTCATCAATAGGAACAAGCGGCCCCATGAATTCTTGGGCAGAGCGTTGCGGCGGCATGTACGAGGATTCATCAGTGCGCGTCGGCGGCATGTATCCAAAATCTACTTCTGGATTAAGGCGCTGTTGTGGCATGTCAGCGCGTACCGTTCTTTCAAGCGGCCTTGATTCAAAACCAACATCCATTGGAACAGATTCGCCTCTAGCGGTGCCTGTAACCGGCTGACGCTGAATTGCGCTCAACACATCAGACTGAGTGTTGCGCACAAAGTCACCCGCATCATCGAAGTCACTTGAGCGACGAGGCGCAAACTCAGGCAAACCCGTCATAGGGTTGGTCGTTCCTGAACCGCCAGCCTGCATCAGCATGTCAGCCTCTTCAGGCGTAATGTGTGCCAGCATGGTGTCGCCACGCCTACCCATACGACGCAGCATCTCACCCATAGAACGAGCATCACCCATGCCACGACTACCAGCAATCATCTCAAGTATTCTCATGTCAAAGTCCTAATGCCCTTCTAAGGCGCAAAGATCGTTCGTTCCAAACTTCCTGCTGCGGATCAGGTTCACCACCAAAGATCGGCTCTTTCTCACCCACAATAGCTGCTACCGGGCTAGTTCCTACTACGCGAGGGCTAATAGACATTGGTCTTGATCTTCCAACCC